CAATTGATATGTAAGTAATCTTACATCTTGTTCTTGAGATTGGTACGATTCAACTAAATCTTGTGATTTTTTATTTGATTTTATTTCAGAACCAACGATATTTTCGATGATACTAATCTTACTATCAGTTTCTTCAATAGGACCGATTACATCTTTTGCTGATTCTAATTCGAATACATTGTAAATTGAAGCTAAAACTTTATAGTTTGAGATTCTTGAATTGAAAAAATCATTTACATTGTAATTTTCTTTAATTCTTTTGATTAAGTTATATTTTTCGTTTTTTAATTTACGATTTGATAACTTTCTACGATTTTTTATCACGGCTTCAAGTAAAATTTCAGCCTGATTTAAATTTTTATACTTCTTTTCCGATAAAATTGAATAAAGTTCTTTTTCACGACCTAATGTTGTTTTTTCATTAAAAAATTCTTTAAGTATTTTAATCGCAGGTGAGTTTTTTGAATCATTCATCACATCGACAGTGATTTGTCTCGTTAATAATTCAAACAATATACCTGTATTTTTAATTTTATTATGTTTTTTTTGGCTTGACATCAAACACTCCAATTTTTCTTATATTCGTACCATATATAAATATAAAACTTTCAAGAAATCGTTATTTATCTTCCTTAAAATCTTTATATTCTTCATTAATTTCTTCTGCCTTAATAGTTTCTTCTAAGATTTCTTTGGCCTTACTTCCAAAAGATTTCTTCAAACTATCATAATGAGCTAAAGCAATAGGAATCTTA